TTAAATACCGATATATTTTGCGAATTGCGCTGCTGTTTTTTCTTTTCGTTTGTCTGTAATGTGGATATATAAATCCATAGTGATTTGAATAGACGAGTGGCCTAAACGTTCTTGTACGTCCTTAATATTTGCACCAGCTTCTAAAAGTAAACTAGCATGTGTATGTCTAAGACCATGAATAGTAATACGTTTAAGATTATTTTGTTTGATAATCACTTCTAACCATTTACGAGGCTTAGATAATTGGAGATATTCGTTTTTCTGGTTAGAAAATACCAGTTGATTTTTGCTTAACGTATTAATTCCCAATGTTAACAACCATTTTCTTTGTTCTAATCGCCATTTCTTCAAGATGTTCATAGTTTCATCATCGACTGGTATATCTCGCTTAGAATTTTTGGTTTTAGGTTGCTCTACATAAAGGCGTCTATTTTTTCCTCTGGCGAGAGTTTTATTTATCTTGATATAATTATCGTTAAAATCAATGTCTTTCCATGTGAGAGCTAAGAGCTCGCCTACGCGCATCCCTGTGAAGGCTAGTGTCCGAAAAAAAGAATACATACGAATATCTTTTTTCTTTTCTACTGATTTCAAAAAGATTTCTAGTTCTTCTTTATTAAAAAAGTTTAAAGTATTTTCTTCATGAACAGAGACCTTTCTTTTTGGAACTGTGATTTTTTTAAAAGGATTATCTTGTAGATATCCTAATTTAATAGCATAATCACATATACGCGAAGCATTATTGATGAATTCTCTATACAACACAAATCTTTTTACCTTTTCATTAGCGAACTTTTGAGCTATATCAATCGATATTTTGTTGATTTTAAGAGCACCAAATGCTGGTAATATATGATTCGCAAACTGTTCTTTTGTTTTAACGAAAGAACTTTCTTTTACTGTCTGCTCATAATTTACAATCCATAGATCGTATACTTCTTGAAAAGTTAACTCTTTAGACTTATTTAGACCATTACTTTCGTATTCCAATTGTAATTTGGTCAGCGCTAATTGAGCTTCTTTTTTTGTTTTAAAACCTCTTCGTGTAGTTCTCACTTGTTTGCCAGTCAAGGGATCTACTCCCAAATAAGTTTGAAACTTCCACAATTTTTCACCGTTTTTCTTTTTGTATTGTTCGAATGTTGCCATTTTTTTCGTCCTTTCGCTCGGGTAAGTGTTCGGACTAAAATAGCTGGCATCACCTCCTTAGTTATACGATCTTACTTTGGACGGTGGGTGTGTTTTTTTTATACTAATTAGTTATGAAGAGCAATTGAAACTGTCTCTGTTCCAAAGTAACCTGTTTGTGCTTGCAATACATTATTTTGTGCATTTGCTTGGGCTTCAGAGATATCAAAAACTATTTTACCAGTTTGTTGCATATCAGGATTTAAGCTTTCCATAAAGAAAGAGTTAGTGATATTACCATTTTCATCTTGATTTGCCGACATAGATGCAGCCGAATCAGCTTCGAAAGTTTTTCCATCTGCTTTTAATTTGAAGAATGAGCTATCAACAGTCACAGCCTTATCACCTGCATTTTTTACAGATAAGTCAACTACTAAGAAAGTGTCTTTTGCGTTAGTAGGAAGTACAGATGGGCCAACTTGTTTTACTACTTCAACGGAGTTTACTTTGTATTCCATTTTCCCTACAGCAACGTCATCACCGATTTTATAAGTCTTTTCTTCTTTTGTTGTAGTTTCTTTTGTAGTTTCTTTATTAGTACTTGTTGATGTTGCAGTAGCTGAATCTTTGTTTTCACCGCCACTTAGAGCACCACCAATACCAAAAAACAAAAGTACTATTAATACCCAAAACCATACCCGTTTATAAAACGGTTTTTTAACCTTATACATTTTCCCATCTTGACCCATAACTTTTTTTGCCATTTAAATATTCCTCATTTCTTGTTATAATATATTTGTGATCTCAGAAATGAGGTATGAGTCCGTGTTGCAGCACGGGCTTTTTTACTGTGCATAAGAGTATTTTTTCTTGAAATAAGACTGGCAAACATTAAAACATTCTGTTCTTAACTTATTATTGATAGAATAGAACTCCATAAAATTTTCCAATTTGAACTGAGATTCATCTGTTAATTCATTCTCAATAAAGATATTAAGTAGAATCATAATAGCGATTCTATCAGCTTCAGTTTCGAATTTTGAATGAAAAGTTGTAGAGTTATCGTACAATGCTGAATATTCAAAATGTGAAGCAATGAAATGACCGAGCTCGTGGGCTAAATGAAAAGCTTCAGAACTGTCTTCGTGTAGTTTTTCATTCAAAAATACTATTCTTGGTTTTGGATAATAAAAACCTGGTTCTTCCATTTCCATATAGATTAACTTTAAATTATACTCACTCAGCATTTCTTTCAACTTTAAATACATACAACCCATCACTCCAACTATTCATTTTCTTCTAAAGCTTTAGCAATTGCAATCGCTTTACGCATTGTCTCCTTAGAGATTTCTTTTCCGTCAAAAGAGAATACAGTATCGTCTTCTGATAAATCCACATGTTTAGGGGTCTCTTTTTTCTCTCTTCCTAGTAGATAGTCTACAGAGACATTGAAATAATTAGCAATTTCAGTAAGCTTTTCAGCGGATGGTTGTTTTCCACTTTTTAAACTATAGAAATAGTTTTCACTGTATCCTAAATCAATTGTTACTTGTTTCATTGTTTTTGAATGTTTTTTTGCAAGAAATTTTATCCGCTCAAATACTGTCATACCAGCATTCTCCTTTTTTCTTTACAAAAAACCAATAAAAAAGTGTAGTTTTGTGTTGACCTAAACAACACTATAGTGTATATTGGTTTTGTAAGTTAATTGGATAGAAAAAAAGCAAAGTAAAAACACACCTTATAGCATTAAGTTTGGCGACCGAGTGCGATAAAAAGGCTTGTTATATGCTTATTTAACTATGGCTATATACTACACTATAGTATGGTTTGCAGTCAACTAAAAATATACTTTTCTATCCAATTTTCTTTCTAAATAAAAAGAAAGGAAGTGTGTGAAGTGAGTAATATCGATAATGGGCGGGAAGCCATCAAAGAGTTTATGAAAGCAAATAATATTTCAGAATACGATTTGGCCACTGCATATGGTAGATCGAGAACTTGGATTCAGCGTGTTTTAAGTGGAAAAGATAAAGGTCCAGCTGTTAACGCCTTTATTCTGGAAGTTATTCGCGATCATAAAATTCGATAGGAGGTTCAGGATTATGGAAGTAATCTTAACGCCTGAAAATGAGGCAGCACTTCGTAGCTACATTCATGAAATCATAACTGATGAAATTGCAAAAGCAAGAAGAGATGCCTCAGTTGATAAACGTGTATTAAAGCAAATAGAGATAGCGAAATACTTCGGAGTATCAACTGCAACTATTCGTAAGTGGGAAGATAAAGGACTTCCATTCGGACGTATAGGCGATCAAAAATTTTACGACAAAGAAAAATGTAGAGCATGGGTTCTAGCACAATAAAATATCGGGTAAGTGTTCGGAAATAATGACAGTAAAGAAGGGGGATTTATGGACAAACTAAATACAACAATCGTATTCAGTGCACCAATCATTATTTATCTGCTGAGTGTCTGGGGAAATATCCCAGCATTAATCGGCACGATCGTTTACATGGTTTGGATTTTCATTGGGCTTGATGAAGCTGAGTACAGAGCGAAAAAAGCCAGTCGGGAGGGACTGACTAATGAGTAAGGACGATATTGTATTTCTGTTAATTATGTTTTGTGGGATTGGATCAATAATAATTAATTTGTATTTGATTATTAAAGAAAAATTTTTCAATTAAAATGAGTCTTTTAGCTTTAACTTAAATTTTTTTTGATAATTAGCTGTTCTTATGACCATTACAAGTTTTTCACCAGGTAATATATCTTTCATATCTAAAACTTCTGAAAAAGCGACTGAGTAGCCAGGAGAGATTGCTTGTGCCAACGGTATAGGAGATAAAAGGCTACTTTTATGAATGCTTCCCATATCAAAACCATTGGCGTGATAATGTGAACAATTAATTTTCTTACCGTTGTAAAGATACGTACATTCGATAATTGAGTTTGGCATTTTTGATGGGTTTGCAATTACGCCAGTAAGAATCATTCGATTACTTCTATCATGCTTAACTAAAAAATAGGAGAGCGTAATTTTTCTTTTATCTTTAAATAAGTTATAGAGGGATAAAAAAAATCCTGAAATAGAAATGATTAAAGTAATAGCGACTTGGTAATCGCTCAAAATTTTTATCAAGTAATTCACCACCTTTTTACTCAAATTATATCAAAAAGGAGAGAAGAAATAATGCAAGAATTAGTAATTTTGAAAAATAAAAAAAGACACGAACGCCGGCAAGCATGATCGTGTCGAGGAAATAAATTATCTTTTTATATTTTACCACAGAAAGGAATGAACCGTAAATGCTAATTGCAACGGATACACTAGACCGCATCTTTTTAAAAGACGAATACAAACTGCGCAATATAGATGCGTCAGGAATTTTAGTATTTGATCTTTATGACAATGGAAAAATTGGTATCTATCAAGCAAGTGATATTGAAGAAACAAACCTTGCTTTCGAACAAATTGATGATTCTGTGGAATTGGATTTAGATGAGGCAATCCTAGCTTTTGAACAAATTGCAAAATTATTAAAGGAGGCACAAAAGAATGGCAACTCTTTACCAACTCAGCGAGTCATATATCAAAGTCCTGGAACTGGCAGAACAATTGGATGAAGAAATTCTTCGCGATACTCTCGATTCGATTAATGAAGCGATCGAGTATAAGGCAGAAAACTTAGCAAAAATAGTTAAAGAAGTAGAAGGGAAAGCTGAGTTAATCGATAGTGAAATTAAACGTCTACAGGAACGTAAGACATCGCTTTTGAACAATGCTAAGAGTATCAAGCACTATTTACAAGAGGAAATGGAAAAGACTGGTAAAACGAAGATTAAAGGTGAATTATTCAACATTGGAATTCAAAATAATCCAGTATCGGTCAATGTAATCAATGAGAACTTAATTCCAAAAGGATTCTTTACCCCTGTGCCTCCAAAATTGGATAAAAAGCAATTGAAGGAGGAACTGAAGCACGGAGATATTCCTGGTGCTGAACTCGTCCAAACAAAAGGTTTGAGGATAAGATGATGAAGGAGGAGAAATAATGGAACACGAAAACGTAAAAGACGCTTTGAAAGCTGCTATCGAAATTGCAGAATCAAAGGGAATAAAAGTTGATGGTAAGCCAGCAACAACAGAAGATGTCCAAGAAATGGTTCGAGAACTACTATATAACGTTGCTGATTTACTCGGCATGTCAGAAGTGTATCTGGGTAAATAGCCTATGACCTACACACTACAACAGGAACTATCCATCCACGACCTAGCAAAAGAAAAGATTAGATCACTACACGACGAACTAAACGACAAGAAAAACCAAATGAGCGATCACCAACGCGCTCAATTGATTCACGAATTAAAAAGGTACCAGGAACTGCTATACGCCAACCGATTAAATCGGCAGATAAACATATAAAGGAGAAACAACATTGAAAAACAAACTAGCAAAAACAACAGTAATCATTGGACTAGCACTAGGTAGCGGCGTTATCGGCTACGCAGCAAGCAACGCGTTTCAAGATTTGGACACGATCAAAGCAAATTTCAACACAGTCCTACAATACGGTCAAACGAAATCGCAACGTGTGTCAGAACTCGAATCACAGCTATCCAACAACACTCGCACACAGGAGCAGCTGAAAGCAGAAATCGAGCAAATCAAATCGGACAAGCAAAAGGAAATTGAAGCCAAGCAACGAGAAATCGAGCAAAAGCAACAGGAGATCGCTACAAAGCAACAGGAAGCCGATAGCTTGCGCCAACAATTGTCCACAGTGCAAAACGACAAGGAGCAGTTAGAACAGCGTGTGAGCGAATTACGGCAGTATACAGATCAAAAAGTAGGGGAGTTGGGTAAATGATTAAAAGAATCACTATATCAGTTGAAGAAGATAGTGGATCGACAATGCAGCATACCGACAATCGAAAAACTTTTTTAACCAATAGAAAGGAGAATTTTGATGCAGATTAAGAAGGCGACGGATCTAAAAAGAAACAAAGATTGGCGCATCATGGTGTATGCGAAACCAGGAACAGGAAAAACATCGTTGGTCCAATATCTGAAAGGTAAGACATTGGTGCTTGATATGGACGACTCCTCGAAAGTTTTAGCGGGTCTGCCGAACGTAGATGTGATCTCATTTGATCGTGTTCATCCGGATGAATTTATCACGGAATTTTTGAAAGAGGCATCTCAACTTATCAAGGATTATGACAATCTTGTTATCGATAATATTTCAAGTTTTGAAAAAGACTGGTTTGTAGAACGTGGAAGATCTTCTAAAAATGGAATTAGTAATGAAATTCAAGATTACTCACAATGGACGAACTATTTTGCTCGAATTATGACTACCATTTATCTATTAAAAGACATCAATATTTTAGTAACTGCATGGGAAAATCAGCGTGAAATAACTACTGAACGCGGACAAGTATTTAATCAGTATGCACCACAAATCAGAGATAGTGTCAGAGATAATCTTATGGGTCTGACTGATATCGTTGGGCGAATGATTATCAATCCAGATACTGGCAATCGAGGGATTATCTTAGAAGGCAATGATGCTGTTTATGCTAAGAACAGACTAGATGAACGGAAAGCTACACCTGCAGAAGAATTGTTCTTCATAGGCGGTGAACCGAATGTATCAACTCCGACCGTATCAGATTAAGCTAGTTCAAGAAGCCAGAAAACATCTATCTCAAGGGAAAAAGGGAGTATTGATCCAATCACCACCAGGAAGTGGCAAATCAGTTGTAATTGCAGAAATTGTTCGATTAGCAACAAGAAAAGGTGGCACAGTACTATTTCTTGCCCACAGGAGAGAGTTACTAGATAACATTCGAGAAACTCTTGAACAAAATGAAGTAGATTTATCAAAAGTCATAATATTGTCAGCTGTAATGGCTAAGAACAGGTTAAATAAATTGCCAAAGCTGTCTCTGATAATTACGGATGAAGGGCATCATGGTAAAGCGAAAACTTATATGGATATTTATAACCATTTTAAAGAAATTCCTAGGTTAGGTTTTACTGCTACGCCATACAGACTCAACGGAGAAGGATTTACAGATATATACGAAGAAATGGTAGAAGGACCATCCATACAGTGGTTGATTGATCATCACAATCTAGCGCCTTATCGTTGGTACTCTATTCCTTTGATTGATCGTTCTAAAGTAGATTTTAAAAATATGTCACGTGAAGCTGAAAGTTCTGCTCGATTATTCGAGTCAGATGCCACAATTCAAGGCGACATTGTTGAAAATTATAAAAAATATGCGGATGGTCAACAAGCAATTGTTTATGCTCCAACGATTCAGGTAAGCAAGATGATTGTTAAATGGTTTAACGACAATGGAATATATGCGGTTCATGCAGATGGAAAAACACCTACCAAAGAACGTGATGATATTATGGCAAATTTCAAATCGAAAAAAATCACTATATTATCAAATGTCGATTTAATCAGCGAAGGATTTAATGTACCAGATGTTGGAGTGATTATCCTTTGCAGGCCTACGCAATCAATCGTCTTACATTTACAACAGTCTATGCGAGGCATGAGATATCGAGAAAATAAGATTTCGATTGTGTTAGATCATGTTGGGAACGGAGCTAACTTAGGTTTACCTACTGATGAATTTGAATGGTCGTTAAGCGCGAGGAAAAAGAAGAGTAATGGAAGTAGCAGCGAAGCGCCTAGAATGACTTGCTCAACATGTGGACAGCAATTTCTTTTGAAGAGTTTATTAAGGATAGAAAATAAACCCCATTGCCCGTTCTGCTTACAAGAAATAGTAATTAAAGAAAAAGAAAATTCCGTTACTTTTGATGAAGCGGTTCAAATGGTGGAATTGAATGCAGAAAATGCCAAGCTAGCGCGACTTTCAAGAAAGAAATTTTCAAAAAAACAATCTTTAGAATTAAATTATGCGATTGCAAAAGCAAAGGTAAGTTTTGAAGGTAAAGGGAATCCGCTTTTTAAAATGTTTGGCTCACTCACTGCTTATCAAGGACAACATTACTCCATCGATCAATTAGAAGAATTATCGTTGATCAAAGATGTATCAATGGAATCAATTTTAAGAGCTTATAAATGGGCTTTGGAAAAACTCAATTCAAAACAAGAAGAACCCGAATGGGTAAAAAATACATTTTATTAAGGAAGAGGTAATTAATTATGACAGCATTTAAAGTAGATTACAATGAAGCACAAGATTTTGGAGCAGTACCAGACGGAGATTATGAGGTAGTTATTTTCAACGTTACGGAAGGTGCCTCAAATGGCGGCACAGAGTTTATTAATTTTGATATGGTCATCAGAAATGATATTAAACAACCACGACAAAACAGTCATCTTTTCCATAGAGTTTGGAAAAGTAAAGAAACTGGCAAATATAATCGTGGGATGATCATGTCACTAGCGAAATCATTTGGGCTTCCTGATGGAAAGGAATATCAATCATTCGAAAATTTCCTTGAAGATTTTGCTATGAGACCAGCGAAAGTAAAAGTAAAGAACGAACAATCGGAGTACAACGGGAAAACGTATGACAATACAAATATTAAAAAAATCGAAACCACTAAGTTTCCAGAACTCCAACATCAATGGAAGAAAAGCAACGCTGAAAAATCTGTAAATTCCTCACCAGCATTTGATATTTCAGATAATGATCTTCCATTCTAATGAACAATTACGAGCGTATTCCCTTAGAGTTGCGTGAGTTAAATCAGTGGGGGATTTATAAACGCTCATGGAACGAACAACGAGGGAAATGGAGTAAGAAACCTTATGATCCGTTTACTGGAGAATTAGGGAGCAGTACAAATGAGAGCAAGTGGTCTGATTTCAAGACCGCTCTCTCAGCTGTTTCAACTTTTAATGCCGATGGCCTAGCTTTTTATTTTAAACCACCTTATATAGGTATTGATTTAGATGATATAGGCGATGATTTAGAAAGGTATCTTCAAGGCGATGTAGAAAATAACTTAGTTTATGTTTTTATGAATTCTACAAAAACATATTCAGAAATATCAATGAGTGGCAAGGGAATCCATATTATAGGTAAAGCAGCAATCCCTGGAGAAAGACGTAGAAAAGGGAATGTCGAAATGTATACCGAAGGTAGGTTCTTTGCTATTACAGGTAACTTCTTTGGTAATAATGAAGAAATTAATGAGATACCTGAAATCCAAATGAATTTCTTATACAAGCGATATTTAGAAAATGAAACAGTAATAAAACAAGATTTTTCTAAAAGTAATTGGTCAGATGGAAATGACTTATCTGTCAACGAGATCATACAAACAGCGGTGAATTCTTCCACAGGTAATCGTTTTAGATTATTCATGGATGGCGGATGGGAAAAAATATATGATAGCCAATCTGAAGCAGATTTAGCATTTGCAAATGATTTAGCTTTTTGGACTGCTGGAGATTTTCAAAAGATGGATGAAATATTCCGAATGTCTTCGTTGTTTCGAGACAAATATGATCAGAAACGCGGAAAGACAACCTATGGAATAGGGCTTTTAAATAAAGCCATATCTGAGAATACAAATCATTATACTGGCAAAAAAACAGCTGATGATTATTTTCTTTCCATCCCAGGTATCACTGTGGACGAAACTAAACCGACTAAGTTTTATAGCTATGATGATACAGGAAATGCAGAAAGATATCTTGATTTGTTTGGATCATTTACAAAATACAGCTACGTAAATAAATGTTGGTATTTTTATAACGGTAAAAACTGGGAACAAGACAATATCGGTGCCGTTCGAAAATGGGTAGATCAGACTATCGAGATATTCAAAAACGAACCTGTTTCGATACCTAAAGATGCGACTGAAGATGAAGAAAAAGCCTATATTGAAGCAAAAGAGAAACATTTAAGAAGGTCTAGAAATAATGCTGGAAAAGAAGCTATGACACGTGAGTTGAAACACCAAGTAGCGATACTTCCTGAAGAATTTGATAGTGATGATATGCTGTTCAACGCTCAAAACGGTTATTTAGATCTTTCTAATGGTATTTTATACGAACACGATATTTCTAAAATGTTCACTCGAATTTCTAACGCTGAGTATACGGATAAAAGTGATTGTCCACGTTGGAAGCTGTTTTTGGAACAGATATTTGACAATAACACTGAATTGATTCGCTATATTCAAAAAGCCGTTGGGTATTCTATGAGTGCATCGATAAGAGAACAAGTCATGTTCATCCTTTTCGGTAATGGAAGAAATGGTAAGTCTGTTTTCTTAGATATCATTTCTGAAATAATGGGAAGTTATGCCATGGGAATGCAGGCATCGAGCTTGATGGTTAAACAAGGTGGTAGCAGCGGCCATAACGAAGATATTGCGCGATTAAATGGCGCACGTCTAGTAACGTCCTCGGAACCAAATGAAGGCGTAAGAATGGATGAAGGTTTAATCAAACAACTAACTGGTGGAGATAAAGTGTCAGCATCCTATAAGGGAGGCCACATGTTTGACTATAAACCTAAATATAAGATTTGGCTTGCAACTAATCATAAGCCAATCATCAGAGGAAATGATGATGGTATCTGGCGAAGATTGCCATTAATTCCTTTCACTGTACAAATTCCATTGGATAAAGTGGATAAAAACTTAAAAGAAAAACTAATGCGTGAATTGCCAGGAATATTCAATTGGGCAGTAGAAGGATGTTTGATGTGGCAAAGAGAAGGATTAAATCCACCAGCTGATATTCAGAAAGCTACAATGGAATATCGAAAAGAAATGGATATTATAGGTGCTTTTATAGATGAATGTTGCGAAACAGGACCTGATTATTCAATCGGGGCAACGGATCTATTTAAAGCATACGATAAATGGGCAAGAGATATGAATGAACATCCATTCAGTCAGACCCAGTTTGGTAAGAAAGCTGCAGACAGGTTTGAGAAATCAAAATCAAAAGGAAAAGTTGTTTATCGAGGGATTGATTTAAAAAAAGAGTTTAGAGAATTTAATGTATTAGTTCCGGGATTGTGAAACAAAAAAGTTTCACAAATGCGTGTAGGTAGACAGTTGGGTAGATAGTAAGTAGATAGTTTTTTACAAACTGTCTACCCGATAAAACCTTTGAGGCTGTAAGGCTCATTACTGTTAGGTAGATAGTAGGGATAGTTTATATATATAGTAAATAAAATAATAAAAATAAGGAAATATATAAAAATACAGAAGCGACCTAGAAATAACTGTCTACTGTCTACCCAAACTGGTTAATACTTAGAGCCACAAGGGATAGAGCGATTATAAACTGTCTACCCATGTATATATACTATCTACCCGAGCAGGAGGCGCTTATGACAGCAGAAATTGAAATACAAAATGCCATTCGAAGAGAATTACCAAAATATGGTCATTTTGTTTATAGAGGTAATGTGGGCAAAGTGAAGACGATTGATGGCAGATGGTTCGATACTGGATTGCCCAAAGGATGGCCAGATTTATTTGGATGGACTAAAGAGGGAAAATTTTTCGCCATTGAAGTGAAGAATGAAAAAGGAAAACTACGTCCAGAGCAGATACGGTTTGGCGAATTTTTGCAAAAGCAACCAGTCCTATATGGTGTTGCACGATCAGTGGAAGAAGCATTGAAAATTGTGGAGGAATCATCATGACAACAGAAGAAGTGATTCAAATGCGTATTCGAAACATTCAGCGTGAAATTGACGATCTAGAACGAACAAAGGCAGTGATGGTCAATGAAACGGCGAGAAAGGCAATCGATTTGCACATAGAGAACTTAAGAAGGGAAATTCGTAGATTGGAGGAATGAGCGTGGATAAGAAAGCGACAATGAAACGAATTGCTGAATTAACCAAGTCAGAATCTTGGCAGGAAGACAAAGAAATAGTTGCAGAAGTCCAAAAGCTCGGTAAATCAATGTGGACTGAAAAGCCTAAACGGAAAACGCCGAGAAAAATTGCAATCTGGCATGGTGATCGAATTCTAGTAACAGGTACAGCTGAACAGTTATCTGAAATTACTGGATTAAGCAAAAACATTATCTGGGATAGAGCTAGGAGCTTATGGATTGATTCAAAAGGACGACAGTTTAGGTATGTGGAGGAGAGATAATGGATCTCATTACACAATACAGTGACATCATCCTCAAGAAAATCATGATGAAGATTCAGAAAGACAAAAAATCAAAAGAACGAGCTGAATTAGTTAAGTTAGAAATGGCTGAAACAGGAGCAGGAGTGCGAAGTAGCAGGCATTGGAAAGCAGCAGCAAACATTGAATTTTATTACAACGAAATTCAAAAAGGCTTTGAGCAGATGCGCGAGCTTGATAAACAAACGAATTGGAGGAAGAAACTTCATCAAGATCGTTTCAAATTTGTAGAGAAATATAAAGAGATATTAGACGAATACTTGGAGGACAGCAATGAATAAAAATAAACAGGAATTGATTAATGAACTAAAGAGAATTTCACTAGAAAAACAGCACAAAGCCCTGACGCATCCAGAAAGCAAAAATTACTATGAGGGCATGGTGATGGCTTATTCTCAAGTCGTTCATATGGTTAATACGGTGTTAAAACTAGACGAATCGCAGAAACCAGTTATGCCTAAGTTTTTTTGATGATTGGGCAAAAAGAGTTATAGCAGAACGTGACAAGTTTTATGCCATTTCTCTTATTGCACGTGCAGGTTGGGGTTATGGCGTGGACTATGAACTTGGTAAAAGCGAAAATTCTTCCACAACAAGAGAGTTACTAGATTGGCTTGTTGAAGATAGCCTTTATCTTAATAAAGAAAAAGCAATAAATGCGTTGCTGTATGGTTACGAGGTTGAGAAAGAACCGTTGTATTATGTGAAGTTACCAGTTGTGTATTTTAATCATTTGGATTTAGAGACGTATCTAATGAAAGATGATCGAGGAAATATAACAATTGCAGACAACAATGATTTTGATGATATGAAATTTACGGAATCAGAAATAAAAGCAATTGATGAAAGATATTGGCCATTTGCTGTGCCAGTGATAGAAGGATTAGAACAAGAGGAATAGAAATGAAAGCATACACAATCAAGTTTTATGGAAATAAAACCTTTGTATACATCCTAAGCGGTCTCAGACTTGATTTTAGAGGCTATTCAAAAGAAGACCTTTTAGAATCCTTATATGGTTACGGATATTTAAATGAAGATGAACTAATAAGCTTAGAGAAATTTACAAATGCTTGGACGATTGAGGAGGAAGCGGAATGAATGTTCAAGTTTATTTAAAAAGAGATTTGGCCAGGTTTCCTCGAAGCTGGGATGAATATTCCTGCCCATTCGAGGCAGAAGAAGAGAGCTATCTAATGTCTGCTAACATGATAGAAATTACAAGAGATGATGCGGATGAGGTTGATAAAAAAAGATCATGGTACTCGGTTTCGAATCCAATGTATACGGCTGTAATAGAAGATTATCATATATCCGACAGATTTATTCTGGTTGATCTAGAAAGACCTAAGAAACGAATTAAACAGTATAGACGTTGCGGGTTTTCAACAAAGAAATGGTGAAAATAAAACAGGAGGAAGCAGAATGAAATACGAAATAGCACTAAGCGAAGCAGACGTTCAGTCAATTATTAATGGTCGCAAAGTTAAATTCAAACTTTCTGATGGTACTGAAATAGTTATCAGACAAAGTTATTTGAAAGATATGGCAGCTCCTGTATTAATTGATCGTTTTAACGTGACTGATTCTGTGGTAGAGAACCACTTGAAAGAATTTCGATCAAGTATAAACGACACTTTCAGATTAGGGAGTTGATTGACAATGAACAACAGACACCGCAGAGTAACAAAACTAAGAAAACAAGAACTTAATGCACTGAAGGCGAAGTTTGAAAAAGAATACGGAATTTCTATAGAAGAAGCATACAAAGTGGCAAGTCAGTGTGTTGCTGATGCGAGTGAGGCTATTCGTAAGTTTGGAATTTCGATACTAGATATTAAATGGGAGGATACAGAATGAAGATTTATGTAGTAAAGTTTGGAAATCAATTTTACAGAAGTGATGAACGTTCTATAGGGGCTAACACATTATCCATTGTAGACATACTCCAAAGTGCAAGATGGTTTGATAATCTCGAAGAAGCTAACCAAGTTTCACGACGACTTGGTGGATTAGCGCAAGTATATGAACTGGTCACTATCGATCACGAGGAGGTAGAGTAATGAAACTAAAAGACGGATTCTACTCTAGCAGTCACGGTATCGGAGGTTTAATGCTAGATATGCCGACAACGAACCCTAAAACACGTAAGAAACCAAAATTCAAAGTCGGTGACATGGTTCGCTGCGAAGCAGAAGGGTTCATCTATCCGTTTCGTGGATATGTAGAGCATCTCTATAATCACTCAGCGATCATTCGCATTGAAAACACGATGGAATGCGACAAGTGGTTAGCGAAAAGCAAAGATAATTTAGCAGTGGTGAGATTGGTGGATATTGAACTAATCAATGACAAATAAAAAAGCCGGATCGCTCCGACTGATCTAATAAATTCCACAAGTTTATTATATCACATAAAGGAGCGGTTTGACTTGATGCAATTGTTACGAGAGGTAGATTTCAAACAGACAAGATGTAATGCGAGAGATGTGCTGAAGAACTTTCGGCGCTTGGAGCGGATGGCAGGTCGCTCTTTGATAGATATTAAGTCGCCGATTATTACGGATATGCCGAAGGCACCAAAGCACGGCAATAAGGCAGAAGACGCGATCATTCAGATGATGGATATAGAAGCGGAGAGAGATGCGATTCTAGCGGCTTTGATGGCTCTTAGTCTAATTAGTCGCCAGATACTCTACTACAGCTTCTGTGTGCCAGATAGCTTCTCAAACTACAGGATTAGCCGTGAAGTGGGTTATTCAGAAAGAAGTATACAACGGATGAAGTCGGAAGCTCTAATAGAGTTTGCAGAAGCATATAAACACGGAAGAATAATTGCTTATAAATAATTTGGCGGTTTTTTGGCGGAATGATGGCGGTTTTTAGCTATTTACCAGTGATATTATGGTAGTGTCGAAAGATTAGTGATAGGTCTAAGACAAAATAAAATGTAAGGGAGGAAATCTCCCTCATCGTTTAATTAAGCTTCGATAGACAGCAGCAAATAAACTAAAGGATGTGGGGGTCAGCTCCTACAGTTAGTTCATGTGTTGCTGTCTATTAATTGCAACTCTTTCGGTTTTATTGAGTATTTACTCAACTTAAAAAAACTGTTGTTTGTAGATGTAAGCTGTTCCTATTTGTACATAGTAAAAAATGATATAATAAAAATATTACGAAAGGGGTGAGAGTGCATGGAAGACAAAATGTATTTAAGACAAAAAGTTTTCACAAAAAAAGATATTGAAAATCAAATTAATGGATTTATACAGAAATTAGAAAATGCAAATTCTTATTTGATAAATAAGGAACTAAATAAAGCTTATGACCAGTGGAAAGAAGTATATGATGAGTTGAAATTGATTCAAAATGAAACAAAATTAGTACGAACGGAGAAAAAGAATGAAAATAGTTTCTTTTTTGATGGATATGCTATATTGATGTTGGAAACTGTAGCAAAACAAAATATAAAAGCTCCCAAAAAAGAACTATCTGACAATATTGATAACGCATTAGCCGAGTTAAGGTATTACGTTATGCAAATAAAAGATGTTAGGATCACTCGTTGAGTGGTCTTTTTATTTTGCACAAAGGAGGTAACAACAATGTATAGACCACAATACTTAGAACAGAAGTATGAAGTAATCACTGTGCAAAATGGTAACGGAGAGATAGTACGAAAGTATAGAAGACCAATAAAGAGCGATACATATAAACGAAAGGAAAGCAATGAAGTTATTCCATTGTATGGCAAAAGAATAGCTAAGCATTAAATAAGATTGTGAAAGGAGACGGGACATGAACGAGGAATTCTATAGATGGCTATTACAGTTGATAAGAGAAGATCGTTTGGTTAAGTTCTATCAGTCTCCTAAATGGCGCAGGCTTAGAGAGAAAGCGATGAAACGAGATCACTATGAATGCCAAGAGTGTAGAAGACTAGGTAAGTATCATAGAGTAGAGAACGTTCATCATATAAAGGAAGTCAAGGATAGACCTGACTTAGCTTTAGATTTAGATAATCTTATTTGTTTATGTGTTGAACATCATAATGAAGTTCATGGCAGATATCTTACAGCATTAGATAAACAAGAGAAGAAGATAGAAAGCTTTGCTAACTTCGATGCAAGTGAAAGGTGGTAAGTGCATGATCATCAATGATAATGGCAGAGAGTATGATACAGAAAAGATTGAAGAGTATTCATCTTATACTCAGGGATTAATTAAACGTTTGATATACGTTCGCTATGTAGGTATTAGGGATCTGTTATCAGATAACTGTTGTAGTAAATACAAAGTGAATCAAGTAAGAGAAGCGTTGAATAAAGATAATAACGTCGAAAGAATAAAAAATGTTTTTGGATATAGTATTGAAGAGATTAATTATTACATTGACTTCGCTGAAGCTTTCATTCCGATGGTGAGATAACCCCCCCTTAAAATAAATCGCAAATTTTTTGGGGGTGATGAAACGGAGGGGGCTGTCAGGAAAAGAGATTTTTTCGAACTTTATCATGAAAGGAGGGCTAAAATGTTTAAAAACGAATTGTCTCAAAATCGCTACAGAGAAAAATTACGCCGCTCTTTAATAAGCCAATTGGAAAGTCAGAAAACAAATATTGAGCCATTCTTAGATAATGTTGATCGTTATATCAGTTTATGGGAAACGGCGATATCACTGGAAGAAGATATATCCGAGAACGGCATTAGACTGGAGAATGGTAAAAAGAATGAATCAGTAGCGTTGCTTGTTTCTGTCAACAAACAAATGGGATTGATGTTGGATAAACTTGCCATTACTCCTGAATTGGTAGGTGAAGCAAATGAATCAATTCCTGAGTTATAAGCATATTGAAAATTGGTTCAAAGCTATAGAAGAAGGCACTATCAAGGTATGCAAAGAGCAATTATTGCTAAAAAATTATCTAGAAGAAAGAGTCTTTACTAGAGAAGATATTTACTTCGATAAGCAGATGGTAGAGGATTCAATCAATATACCAGCACAATACTTTCCATTCGAATTAATTCCGTGGGAAAAATTTCTACAATGTTTTATTTATGGTGTTCGATGGAAAAAAGATAAAACACTAGTGTTCAATAGATATCTTTCATTAATGGGACGTGGTAATGGTAAAACTGGTTTTGCTTCTTGGAACAACTTCTTTCTACTAACCGCTAAACACGGTATTAAAAATTATGATATTGATATCTATGCCAATAATGAAAGCCAAGCAAAGACTAGTTTTGATGATGTATTTAAAGTAATTAAAGATCATCCTGATTTAGATAAAAAAGTATTTAAAGCTACGAAGGAAGTTATTCAAAATATCGCTACAAACAGCAAACTTCGTTATAACACGGCAAATGCTAGAACAAAAGATGGGAAGCGACCAGGTGCAAACCGCTTTGATGAAATTCACGAAAATGAAGATTATTCAATGATAAATGTGGCTACTTCTGGTGGTGGTAAAATTCGAGATTATAGAGAATTTTATGATACAACTAATGGTCATGTTCGTGGTGGTCCGCTTGATGACATTATAGAAGAATCAAAAATGATTCTTTCTGGAGAACTTGGAATTGACAAGGATGGAGCAGAATTTTCTAGTTTGTTTCCATTTATTTGTCGCTTGGATAACGATAATGAAGTTGATGATCCCGACATGTGGGAAAAAGCTTGTCCAACTATTAATTACAATGCAGATTTAAAACGGAAAATGTTTCAAGAATACTCTCAAATGCAACGTAATGCTGGTTTAAGACTTACGTTCATGACCAAACGAATGAACAGACCTATGGAAGATACACGATTTGCTGTTGCTTCATATGATGATGTTCTGCATACGAAAGAAAAAGAATTTCCTGAAAAAATGGATGAAGTGATAGGAACAGTCGATTTTGCTGATAGACGAGATTTTGCCAGCGTTGGGTTGCTAGGAAAATACGATAAAGATGTTTATTTTACACAACATACTTTTATCCACGAATCAGCCCTTCGATTACAAAACATCAAACGAGAGGTTATAGATATTTCTATAGATCAAGGAAAATCACAGATCGTTCATGGAAAAAATATAGAAGCTGATTATATTGTAGGTTGGTTTCTTGAAATGAGTAATAAATATTATATTAAAAAAATCGCTATGGATATGTACCGTGCAAAAATATTGAAGCCCGCTTTAGAAGAAGCAGGTTTTACTGTGGAAATTGTTCGAAGCGGATCTGTTACACATGGTATGTTAAAAGATCTGGTTGATGACCTTTTTATTAATCAACGTTTATTTTTTGGTGACGATGCGATTATGCGTTGGTATTGCATGAATGTATATGAAGAGCATATTTCTAATGGAAATATACGCTATGAAAAAATAGAACCTGAAACTAGAAAAACGGATGGCTTTTTTTCATTCCTTCATGGTTTGAATTTTTTAGATGATATTTATGATTCTGCTCCTGTAACAGTCACAAATAGCTCAGTAGAAAATACAGGAACTGGATTTACTCCTCTAGTATTCTAACTTGAAAGGAGGTGAGAAAGTGGGGATTTTTCAAAAGGCGGTAGGATACTTCACAAAAAAAGCAACGGTTCCTTTAGAAGAATACTTTTGTAAATTGCAAGTTGATTTTGTGTATCGAAAATTTGCGATTGAAACTTGTATTGATTTGATTGCAAATGCGATGAGTAAAGCGGAATTCAAGTCATATGAAGATGGAAAAAATAAAAAGAATGATCTTTACTATAGGCTGAATGTAGCTCCTAATAAGAAAAATAATGCAACAGAATTTAGAAAAAAACTGATCAGGAGATTAATATTCTACAATGAAGTATTGATCGTTTCTCCGTCTAATAATTCTAGCGAAATATTTATTGCGGATAGTTGGGATGTCACAGAATATGCATTGAAAGATGATGTGTTTTCTCAAGTGCAAATTAACAACATAGTCCTTGATAGAGAATTTCTAGAAAGTGATGTTATCTATATAAAATACGCAGATCAACAAATTAGGCAACTAGTCGATGCGTATTATCAAGCGTATGGGAAACTCATTTCTAGTGCCATGAATGTTTACAAGCGCTCTAACGCTCGTAGATACGTACTGAAAGGGAATTTATTCCGACCGCAAGACAATACAACACAAGATCAAATCAATAAAATGATGACATCACAATTTAAGGCTTTTATGGAAGCTGATAATGCAGGTGCGGTATTTCAATTACAAAATGAGTACACATTAGAAGATTTCAGCGGAAACTTCCAAAGCAATTCAAGAGATATAAAAAACTTAATAGACGACATCTTTGAGATGACAGCAGCAGCGTTTCACGTTCCGAAAAACCTACTAAAGGGAGACATGAGTGGGTTATCGGATCAAGTGGACGCTTTTTTAATGTTCGAAATCATACCGATTGCTGAACTTATTCAGGATGCGTTTAACGCTAGTCTCTATGAAGTAGAAGAATACTTGTCAGGGAATTTTGTACGTGTGGATACAACTATGATCAAGATTACTAGCTTCAAAGATTTGGTTGACGCTATTGATGTAGGCATTAGAAATGGAGTATTTACAATCAACGAAGGAAGAGAACGCGTTGGAAATGATCGCTCTGATAAGGCGATGGCAGATGAAATATTTATAACTAAAAACAATCAACAAGTATCGAAAGGAGGTGAGGCGAATGACGACAATGAAAACATTTCTAGCAGTAAAGAATGAAGGCGCAGTACCGCAAATTTTTATTCAGGGATTTATTGGTTCTAGTTGGTTCTTTGAAGGGAATACTGACAAGGGAATCAAAAATATTTTGGATAGTCTAGGTGATCAAGAAGAAATTGAAGTAGTAATTAATTCAAACGGTGGAGAAGTATTTCAAGGGATTGCTATTGGGAACTTACTTAAGTCAAATAAAGCAAAAGTTAACGTTGTGATTAACGGCTTAGCCGCTAGTGCTGCTTCAATTATCGCAATGGCTGGCGATACTATAAAAATCTACAACAATGCACAATTGATGATTCACCGCGCTTCCACATACGGAGAAGGAAATGTCGATGACTTCCGTACGATTGCTGACCAACTGGAATCAATTGATAAATCGGTAAAGGCTTCATATAAAACACGATTCAATGGCACAGATGAAGCATTGCAAGAACTTCTTGAAAAAGAATCGTTTATGGATGCAGAAACAGCTTTGAGTTATGGATTGGTCGATGAAATTATCGATGCAGAAAATAGCTCAGGTACTGAAGCTAAAAAAGAACAAAGCGTTGAAGAAATTTTGAATGACGTTAAAGAAAAAAGAGCAGAAAAAATTGCTGCATTTACAGCAGCATTAAATAAAACATTTGGACAAGGAGATGTAAAATAATGACAGTTAAAAATTTAAAAGGTGTAACAGCTGCAAGCGACCAATTGATGAAAGCTTTTAAAGATGGTAACGAAGAATCTTTTAGCGCAGCTATGGTAAGCTTATCTAAGGAAATTCAGGATAAAATTTTAGAAGAAGCAACAGCAAAAAATCAAGATCAATTAGTATTAATGAACCGTGGTCAGCGTGTATTAACTACACAAGAAACAAAATTCTATAACGAAGTAGTGAAAAACGAAGGTTTTGCAGGGGTCGAAGAATTAGTGCCAGCTACTGTATTTGAACGTGTATTTGAAGATTTAGAACAATCTCATCCACTATTGCAAAAAATTACTTTTGTTAACACAACTGGTGTAACAGAATGGATTGTGTCACGTGGAGTCAATCCAGCATGGTGGGGTAAACTTTGCGAAGCTGTTAAAAAAGTTTTAGATAATGGCTTTGATGTAATTAACATGAAGCAGTTCAAGCTATCAGGTTATATTCCTGTATGTAAGGCAATGCTTGATTTAGGTCCAGTATGGTTAGATCGTTATGTCCGTACTGTTTTAGTAGAATCATTGAGAATTGCATTAGAACAAGCAATTGTTGATGGTACTGGTAAAGATATGCCAGTCGGAATGATGCGTGACATGAGCAAACAAACTAGCGGAGAATATGCTGAAAAAAAAGCAGAACCTATTACAGCTTTAGATGCTGTAACTATGGGCGGTTTGATGGCGCGACTATCAAAATTCAATATCGAAGGTGTGAATGATCCGATTTATCGTAATGTGAATCCTTCTGATGTGGTCCTAATTGTGAATCCAACTGATTACTGGTCTAAAGTATTCCCAGCTAAGACTGTACTAACTGCTAATGGAGAATACGTACAAGTATTGCCAGTACCAGTTTCAGATTTGCAGTCAACGGCTGTGCCAGAAGGAAAAGCAGTTATTGGGGTAGCCTCAGATTACTTCATGGGTGTAGGATCTACACTAAAAATTGAAGCTTCAGATGAATACCATTTTGTTGAAGACGAACGCATTTATCTAGCTAAACAATATGCAAACGGTCAACCTAAACGTAACGATAGTTTCATTGTATTAGATATTAGCGCTTTGGGAACTACTACTACAACTACAAAACCAACAACCACAACAACTACAACACAAGCGTAGGTGATCAGAATGAAGTATATTCTTTGTCAGCCGGCAATCAATCGGTTTAAATGGGAGCTTGAAGTTTGTTTAACTAATCTGAAGAAACTAGGAATCAAAGATATCGTATTGCTTTTCAGCAGACACGATGATCAGATTCCTATTTTTTTTGAGAAGGAATATGGTGTTGAAGTTCATGTGTACGATGATCTGCGGGACGACAAAGAGTATATTCCTTCGATTAAACCATATTTATGGTGGAAATATTTAGAAGAAGATCATTCGCGTGAGGACGACCGATATTTCTATATCGATTCGGATGTCATTTTCAATAAAAGAATTAATTTGCGCAAATTGCCTTCTAAAGATGATGTTTGGTATTGTAGCGACTGCTGTAGTTATCTAAGTCTTGATTATATTAGAAGCTGTGAAAACGGAGAAAATATTCTAAAAGATATGGCAAACATTGTAAATGTTACAGTAGAATCTTTGGAAACTATAAACACTAATTCAGGAGGCGCACAGTGGGTTATTAACCGTCCTAAAGCGAATTATTGGAAAAAGGTTTATCTGGATTCTAATCGGCTATATCGCTACCTTAGAGGGCAAAAAACAAATATACAAATCTGGACAGCCGAGATGTGGGCACAGCTTTGGAACATGATGTATTTCAATATTGGTCCTAAAGTTCACGAGGAATTAGACTTTTGTTTTGCTACTGATCCAATAGAAAAAGTTAAAGAAGTAAAAATCTTACACAATGCTGGAGTAACAACAAACGATGAAGATTTATTTTTCAAAGGGAGATACGTGACTTCTACGCCTTTTGATGAAGATTTATCATTTGTAAACAAGAAAAAATGCTCTTACGCATATGTTAAAGCAATTAAGGCGGTGGTTAGATGACGCCTGAACAAGTGACTGAAGAATTGCTAATAGCTGTGAAGGATAATATTTACGTTACCTGGAACGAAGAAGATGAGTCAATTAAAAAGATGATAGCTAAAAATGCTGTTTATCTTCAAAGTAAAGTGAGTACAACACTTTCTTTTTCTCCTGAAAGCTTAGAATACGGATTGCTAATCGAAAGATGTAGATACGACTGGAATCGTGCTTTAGATGAGTTTGAACAAAATTTCGCTAGTGAGTTATTAGGTTTCATTCAACATTATGCGCTACAAGAATATATTGCAGGTGATGTGAATGGCGAATAATCGTAGACTCGAAGAAACATTCAACGATGGTTGGTTAAAGATTTTGACGCAAACTACCAAAAGAAATGAACTAGGAAAAAAGATTGGTGTAGAAGATACAGAAATCACTTCTTTAAAATTTAGAAATCTTTCCATGAGAGATAGTGATATAACAGCTATGGATGCGATGGGATCGAAATTAACTAAGAAAGTAAAGACTCCATTTCATCCAATCGCCAAGAAATTTAATAAAGATCAATATTTTATCGTAATCGATAGTATGCGTTACAACGTTATCTATGCCGATTACGATAATTTTTATATCTATTTTTATCTTGAAAGTGTGGGTGAATATGGTGATTGATAATTCTAAAGAAAAAGAACGTTTAAATAAGCAAATTTCTGCTATCAAAACTTCCTTAGAAGAGCATTTTGGCCTCAAACTCTTTCAAGACTCCGTAGGCGAGGATGAGCTACCTGATGATTTTAATTACTTCATTCTCGAAACAGGAGAAATAGAAATGATCACTGAGCCAAAATATAGCGTGGGTCAAAATCTATATCTAACTTTCTATTCAGAAAATAGAGAAGATTTAACAGGAGACTCACTAGATATTATTTCATTGATTCAAAATCGTTCGATTCGTTTTCAGAGAATGGATCCCAATCATTTAAAACTAGAGAACCAAGATCGCTATATCGATCAATTGGTATTTACGTTTAGACGATTATTGAAGAGTGATTGTCATGGCTAAAAATAGTTGGGAGCTAAAAATAAATGGACATGATGAACTTCTTGTGCGGATGGAACGCTATTCAAGCGAGAGCGAACGACTGATTAACGAAGCATTGAAATCAAAAGGTTCGGCTATTGCAGTGGATAGGATTACAGAAAAAATTCCTGTTTCTGAAGCAGATTTAAGAAGAGGGCACCAACACGCAAAAAATAGTCGTCCACTTAAGACTCAATACATTAATTTGGGTTTCATCATTAGACCTACAAGAAAATTTGAGTATTTAAAATATCCTGATTTGGGGATAGGTACTTCTAAAAGAAATCAGCCGGACGAATTTATGAGAAGAGGATTAGGTCTTGCACTTGATCCAATTACAGAACTTCTGATTCGTCAATTCGATAAATTAAATAAATAGGGGGAACAACAATGGCTAAAACAAAAACTGTAGTAACAACGTTCGATAACGTAAGTATCAAACGAATTGCTTTTAATTTTAAGAACGCAGGAAATGCAATCGCAACGAATTGTAATGGACAATTAGATGGCGAAACAGAAATGCAAACGGTGGTTAAAAAATGTGGAGCGACAGAAGTAAAATCAAAATCTAAACCAATCAATATGACGGTAACAATTACTGCACATGTACCGATGGAAGTTTATCGACGTTTCAATGGGTTGAAACAAGATGGACGTATTAAACCAGGCATTTACTCTTACGGTCCTGATTCCGTAGGCGAAGATTTCTCACTTGCTGCAGAGATCGTGGATGACTTCGAAGAAAATAGAAAGTTAGTTGGTATGTTAGCATGCACTTCGAATACAGGATTAACATTCTCTATTGAAAATGGTGCGGATGAAGTAGCTGCGTTAGAACTAGAAACAAAAGTTATGCAAGATGAATTTGGTAAATTTTATCATGAAGCAATTGTTGCAGAACTTGAAGAAGACTTAACAGATCAATGGATGACGAATCTATCTGCTGATGTGATTAAAAAAACTTCAGTTGTGACAACTACGGCCACTCAATCACAGTAAAAAAAACGGAGGTAGCAAAATGAACGAAGATTACTCAAAAATTGAACTAAACGATGGAACAATTTTGAATTTAGAACCTAAACTGAATATCAAGAAATTATTGATGATCAATAGAGATTTTAACACAGACGAGTTTGCAAAAATGTCGATGGGAAAAGGCTCTATGGACATTACAGTTATTCAAGGTGCAAAAGCCGTATATGTAGCTTATCGTCAAGCGAATATGGTTGATTACATTTCATTCGATGAATTTATCGACAAATGGGATTTTGATATGGAGGTTGCAGTAGCTGTATACAGTACTATGATGTTCAAACAAGCACGAGATGCCTATCAAAAAGAATTCGAAAAAGCAAATAAGGAAAAAAAGCTTCAAAAGTAAAAATGCCAAATCTCTTAGTTGAAACGTGGGTCGATGTCTATTCGATGTTGACCGACGTTTTTTCTATGCCTTCAGATTTGGTTTTAAGCGATATCTGTTTAGATGACATTTTGCAAATGGCTTACAACAAGAGTGCTTATGAAGGATGGAAAAACTATGCAATAAACCAATCCCAGAAAAACTAAAGAAAGGAGGTAAAAAATGGCTAAAAAGAGAACAGAAGCAGAAGTAACATTTATAGCTAACGATGACGGATTGAAATCTACGTTAAAAGAAATCAGTGCTGAATTAACTAAAAATAGAGCAGAATTAGAACTAGAACAAGCTCAATTACAACAGACTGGTTCTGAATCAGACAAGTTAGGAAGTAAATTATCTTCTTTAGAGAAGCAGTATGAATTACAAAGTCAAAAAGTTGAAGTAACTAGTCAACGTTTAGCCAATGCGAAAAAATATTATGGAGAAAATTCCACCGAAGTTCAGAAACTTGAGAGAGAACTGATTAATCAACAAACAGCGCAACAAAGGTTATCTAATGATATCGATAAAACGAGTAAAGCATTGGCTCAATCTAAAGGTGAATTTAAAACCTATGAGTCAACTATGAAGGATTTAGATAATGAGCAACAACACCTAAAATCAAGTGCATCATTAGTAGAATCCGAATATAAAAAATGGCAAGCAACTGCTGGTCAGTCTGCTACCGAATCTGAAAAATTAGCAAAAGCACAAGAATATGTCGGCAAACAGAGTGATATTGCTGAACAAAAAATCGAAGTGCTAAAAAAACAATTAGATGCCACACAAAAAGAATTTGGAGAAACATCTACCGAAGCTTTAGATATGAAAACTAAGCTTAATGATGCGGAAAGAGAATTCGAAGAATTAAGTAATGCTGCTAAAAACGTTGATACATCCACAGTAGACGATATCGGCAAAAAACTTGATATGGGCAATTTAATGGAAGCTACTGATCACTTGTCAGTGATCGGAGATAAGCTGATTGATGTAGGCAGTAAGTCTATTGAAGCAGCTGGAAAAGCACAAGCTATGCAGGCCCAATTTAAACAAGTCTTTGGCTCTTTAGAAGGGGAAGCGCAGGACGCCGTTGAGGGAATGGCTGAAAAATTTGGAATGTTACCAAATACGATCAAGCCTGTTTTTACGCAATATACGTCAATGTTTAAAGGACTTGGATATGATACAAAAGAAGCTATGGAGTTAGCTGGTGACAGTACTCAGTTAGCAGCAGATGCAGCAGCTTTTTACGATAAGTCTATGGATGATGCTAGTGAATCTCTTAATTCATTCATAAAAGGGAACTACGAAGGTGGAGAACAAATAGGTCTATTTGCTAATGATACTCAAATGGCTGCTTATGCTGTTAAGCATAACTTGATACCAGCGACTGAAGGAGCAAAAAAAGCCAGTGAAGAGTCATTGTTAGCCGTTGAAAAAGCACAATCTAAGTATGCTGATGCTATTAAGAAACATGGCGAAGGATCTTTAGAAGCAAGAGAGGCTGCTTTAAAACTTAAAGATGCGCAAGATAAAATAAATGAAGAATTAGGCCCACAAACTCAAAAATGGTCTGATTTAGATGAGGCTACCAAACAAGCAGTTCGAGTTCAATATGCTGAAGATATGCAAAAATTAGCCGGTGCTACAGGTCAGGCTAGTAGAGAGTCTGATGGTTTAGAAAACCAAATGACAAGAGCAAAGCAAGCATTAGAAGATTTTTATGCCTCGTTGGGTGAAGATATATTGCCTGTGTTTATCAAAGGGTTACAAGCAGGCGCGAAAGCTTTGCAAGGATTAGCCGAATGGTGGAGTAAACTTGATGGACCAATGAAAAATTTCATTTTAGCTCTTGGAGGAATTCTAGCATTATTAAGCACATTAGCTCCTGTTATAACCGCAGTTGTTACGATAGTTGGCACATTTGGTTCTACAGTTTTGCTGCCAATAATAGGAATTATAGCGGGCGTTGCAGCTGTAATAGCGATTGTAATCACAGCGTTTCAGAACTGGGGTGCAATTACTGACTGGTTTAGTGGTTTATGGAAAAAATTTACAGATTGGTTGGATGATACCTGGAAAAGTATAAAAGACGGAGCCTCAACAGTCTGGGATGGGGTTAAAGAAAGCTGGTCTGGATTTGTAGATTGGGTTCAAGATATTTGGCAAGGCGTTTCTGATTGGTTTGGAGAGTTATGGAGCGGATTAGTCGAAGGAGCTTCCAATATCTGGCAAGGAGCCCAAGAGACTTGGAGCGAGTTTGTTAGCGGTGTAAAAGACTTATGGAATGGATTAACTGAATGGTTTAATAACTTATGGGAGTCTTTAACCAAAGGTGCATCAAATATCTGGCAAGGGGTAAAAGAAACTTGGCAGAACTTTGTTGATTGGGCAGCAGATATTTGGGATGGCGTAAAGAAAGTTTGGTCAATCATATGGGCTGATATTGTGGGTATTGTGCAAATCCCATGGACATTCATCACATCAATTATTCAAGCGGCTATTAATGTTATTGTAGGCATTTTTGATGTAGCTAAACAGCTATTTTATGTAGCGTGGCAAGCTGTTTGGACACCTATTTCTGAGTTCTTAAGTAATACATGGAATAGTATGACAAATTTCCTAATGAATACATGGAATAATATCATTACTACATTGCATAATGTATTTGATCCTATTGTGACATGGTTTTCCAGTGTATGGGAAAACATACAAAATACATTAATAATGGTATGGAATAATATTCTTACTGTATTAACAAACACTTGGAATACTATTTCTCAAACGGCAATTGCAATCTGGCAACCTATTCAAGATTTTATTATTAATTTATCCCATGCTATTTTGGATGGGATAATAAATATTTGGAATAGTGTTGTTACTTGGTTGACTGGTACGTGGAATACAATAGCAAGTACAGCTAGTACCGTATGGAATAGTATAAAGCTTATAGTTTATAATCTAGTCCAATCAACAAAAGACGGCATAATCAGCGTGTGGACTGCCATCACAAGCTGGTTAACTGATAAATGGAATGCTATCAAGAATAGTGCATCAAATACCTGGAATAGTGTGACAAGCAGTATAAACAATGCTACAAATGCAGCAAATAGTGTAATTCAAAGTGTTTGGAATAGCATATCTTCATGGATTAGTGGTGTTTGGAACGGTATTAAAAATACAGCTTCAAATCTTTGGAACGGAATTACAAGTACCATTAGTTCTAAAGTGAACGATGGGAAAAATGCAATTTCAAACGGTTGGTCCAATCTAACAAGTATTGTTTCCGACATATTCAATAATGTTAAAAGTACGATTGCTAATATTTGGGAAGGTATTAAAAAGACTGTTAGCGCTCCAATTGATTGGATTAGAGATAAAATCAGTGGTATTTTTGATAATTTGAATATTTCTATACCACATATTCCGTTACCACATTTTAAATTGAGCGGAGAATTCAATCCATTGAAGGGGAAAATCCCAACATTGGGTGTTGATTGGTATGCGAAAGGTAGTGTGTTTAATTCTCCAAATATTATCGGTGTAGGTGAATCAGGACCTGAAGCAGTTTTACCTTTGAAAAGATCTGTGCTGCAAGAAATTGGTGATCGTATCTTGAGTAGCACCTCAGTTTCATCTAGGACACAAGCGGTTCAACCTGTGAACAATTACGAATTCAATTTCACAATTGATGGTAACGCAGATGAAGTCACTATGAAGCAAACAACTCAACAAATCATTGATAGCATTACAAAAGTTCAAAATGATAATGCTTCGGCATGGCGTTAAACAGGAGAGTATTTCTCCTGTTTTTTTAGTATTAAAAAGGATGTGAAAAAATGACTGATTGTATACATTCTATAATCGATGGATTTCCTGATTATTTGCATAAATTGGCTTTAGCTGAAAGACCAACCATACCTTCTCCAAAAAGACAGAGAGTTGAAACTTCTGTTTTAGGAAGGTTAGGTGGCTTAGTGCAAGATTACTCGTTTGAAGACATGTCGTTTACATTGCACTATAACTATTTAGAGGATGTGGAAGACCATCAAGCGTTCAAGCAATCGTTTTATATCATGCGTCATTGGTTAAACTATGCAAAGAAATTAGAATTCTCTGATGATCCCAACGTCTATTATGTTATCCAGACTATCGATATTGGGGATGCAGAAAACGATATTGTTGAATGGGGAGAGTTCGATGTAAATATTACTGCGAAACCATTCGCAAGAGTTCAAGAAGATGTGCCTATAACCGTAGATAAACCACAGTCATTTAGCTTGCTTAATAATAGTTTAGAAGAAAGTTTTCCAAAGATTATCATCACTCCTTCAGCTACTTCATGTCAGTTCATCTTAAATGATTATGTGTTTAGTTTTGAAGGCTTAGTAGTAGGAACTGACATAGTCATTGATAGTGATCTAATGCTTTGCTACGAAGAGCAATCGGACGGAGATATTTTAGATCGGTCCAACAAAATGAAGACCATGCAATATCCGACATTGCAAGTGGATATTAATCATTTTAATTGCACTGGTTTGAGCAAAATACAAATTTATCGTAACGGGTTAAGGTAGGTGAAATAGATGATCGATAATTTAATAACTATTTACGATAAAAACGACGCGAATAATTTAGCTGAACATTTATATGATACGCAAGGTTTAGGCGCTTTGTCAGACTGGTTAACAGCCACTGTTAGCAATAAATTAAACGGAGCCGAGATATTTCAGGGTACTTATCCAATAAGCGGAACTAATGCAGATTTGATTGTAGAAGGACGTATTATTCAGTGTTATGTAGATGAAAATCGAGCAAAACAGCGTCTACGGATTTATTATGCAAAGACTTCTGTAATAGGCAATACGATAGAAGTAAAAGCTGAACCTATTTTCAATGATATAAGAAAATCGGTGTTGAATAAATATGACAGCGGAACAGAAAAGATCACTGCTACTCAGGCATGGCAAAACGCAAAAGTTTTAGCGAAACCAGCTATTCCTTCGCAGTTTTCTTTCTCATCGTTAGTAGATACGCTTGCTAATGTGAGGATAGAAAAGGCGAATTTTTTAGAATTCTTTGGTGGAAAAGAGGGATCTATTCTAGATCGATTTCATGGTGAATTTCTAAAAGATAATAACACATTACGTCATGAAAAAAGGCTAGGTACGGATCATAAAATCAAAGCGATTTATACTAAAAACTTAACTGGTCTTGACTTAGAGATAGATGCTCAAAGTGTTTTAGTTGGAGTTTATCCATTCGTTAGCAGTTCTTCAGAAGGAGAAGACGAGATCACTCTACCAGAAGAAGTCATTTTCACGGATTACGTTGAGGATTATCCTGCTGGATATGTTTCTTTTGTTGATTTTAAAGACAAAGCGACTGATGTGGCCACATTAAGGGAAGCTGCTAAAGAATGGTTGAAAACGAACGTAGACAAACAAAAACCACAAGTGAGTGGTTCGATTGAATTAGTACCATTGAGACATCAAAGAGGTTATGAAAAATTTGTTGATCTGGAAAAAGTTTCGATGGGTGACGGAGTAGATGTGTATCATCCACAGTTAAAAGTGAATATGTCAGCAAGAATTGTGGAATATACGTTTAATGTTTTAACTAACTCATACGATAAATTAGTTGTAGGAAACGTCAAAACAAACTTCTTAGAAAATACAGAGAATAATGTAAGCAATTTGATTAATGATGCCATTGATCAATTGAAAAACGGTGGCGAAATCAGTGATTTAATCAATGATATTGTAGATCATCAAACTGATATGATTACTGGTCAAGATGGTGGCTATGTTTTATTAGATCCTAAAGAAGCACCTAGTCGTATTTTGATTATGGACACGCCAGATAAGAATACCGCAAGGAATGTTTTACAAATCAACAACGCTGGTATTGGTTTCTCTAAAAATGGCATTAATGGAACATATAAAACCGCATGGACGTTAGATGGCGGATTCAATGCCTCGTTTATTACAGCTGGTGAGATAGTAGGGATTACTATTAGAGGTACTACATTAATTAGTGATGGTGCTGATTATAGAACAAGTATAGCTAATGGCAAAATGACTTGGTACTCAAAAAAAGTTAACAAAGATATTATGGAACTAGAAGCACGTGATTATGTAAGTGCTGATGCCGGCATTGTATCATACACCATGAAAACTGGTGGTGGTTTCATGATTAGAAATCCACAGGGTAACTTGGTTTTTAGTACGTGGGATAATGGCAATAACAGACCGTTTTTATCTTTTGGTGCGCCAAATTTCAGATACAGTAATGCTAGTTATATAAATGATGGTGACGGTAATTCTTTAGGTATTGATGGTAGTGCAGGTAATTCATGGGAATTTAAAGTAGCTGGTAGGACTATGAAATTTACTAGTGACGGTATGCTAACGTTGCCAGGTTGTTTTTTTGGTTCATGGGAAGATGGGAAACTTGCTAGGTTTGAACAATCAACGGTACAAGTATATAAAGATTTTACTGTTAGAGGTACTAAAAACTCAACCGTACCAACAGAACATTATGGACAACGACTATTAAACGCTTATGAAACTCCAGAATATTATTTCGCTGATTATGGGGAAGCCGTTACAGGTGATGATGGTAAAGTTCGTGTTGATATTGACCCCATGTTTGCTGAGACAGTAAATCTAAGTCGATATATGACACATGTGACACCTACAGAACTAGTTTTGTGTGCTGTTACTCATGAAGATATTGACCATTTCATCATTGAAACTAGTAAGCCAAACGTATTAGTTAGATGGAATTTAGTGGCACACCGTCTAGGGTATGAAGATATTAGATTAAAAGAGGATACAGCATATGATAGCACAGTGCTTGACCAAAAACGTTTTTAAAACGAAGACAAGGAGGTATATAAATGGCTAGCAGTTTATATAATTTGGCTCTAGATTTCAGCAAAGAATTAAACTACACCAAAGCTATTATGGCTCGTCAAGGTGATAAAGGGATTACAGTGACTGTTAAACCATTTTTAAATGGCTTGCAGATGGATACGAGTGGCGGAACATTTACTTTAAAAGGAACAACGCCATCTAACCGTTACGTAGATAGTGTGGCAACTAGTGTAACTAGTGAAGAAGTCACGTTTTCTCTTGATGGCACATTTATGAGTGAAGCAGGATATTATAAACACTGCTACGTAGAATATAGAAAAGACAATCAAATTTTAACAACGCAAGATATCATTTTTTTCTCACTAGGAGTGTCTGACATTTCGCAAGGCCAAGCCGATGAATACGTTTCGCAATTGGAAGAGTTGATTCAAAAGTATAACGAAACTTTTGATGCTTTTATGGCTGAAATCGAAGGTAGAGTGGACAGCTTAAATAAACAGATTACTGATTTAACTGGTCAAGCTAAAACACTACAAGACAAGTTAGACGCTCTGAAAGAAGAAATTTCTAAATTAGGTAACTTGCAGGTGATGTACAGTAACAGCATCGACTTCGGGGGATATGATTATAGCGGTAAGCCGAATTTAATGTCCAAACTAAAATCGAGCGATTTTAACGTTGGTTACCACGGGTCACTAACTTCGGATAACGAAAAGCTACATTTTACTTCTGATGGTACAGGAAGCATTATTATGTTTACGCGTATTAATACACCTCAGCTTGCTAGTGGGAAAACCTATACTCTGAGTGCGAAAGTTCGATTTGATGAAGGAACTACAGGAGCTATTGATAAATTACGTTTGGTGTATCGTACATCACCAGGAGAAAAGATATTATTGGAAGCAAATAGTACAAATATTACAACAGATGATGTAGGGAAAGAAATAACAATCAAAGGTACAGCTAACGTTAATTATCAAATCACAAATTTAGATCGATTTTATATGAGTATTAGCTTTGTTGACAGGGATAAAATAAATGGCGGATTTAAGTTGTACGACATCAAAATCGAAGAAGGCTCAACAGCCACACCGTACCAGCCTAATCTACTTGATGCACCGTATTATTTGAGTAAGGTGGCTTTGGGTGAGAATCTAATTAAACCAGAATCACAACAACCAGTTACTAATAGTAACTATCTTATTAACACCTATAACATTAAACCAATGGTAAAAGGTAAGAAGTATACCATCACACTTGAAGGAACTAAGCCAGCAACACAGGTTTTTAGACCATTTTTCACACGAGCAACAGGAGATGCATGGGAGGTTGGTGACTTACAACCAGTAGAAGGGTTAACTGATGTTTGGTCTGGAACATTTACAGCAGCAGCTGACCCACACCCTACCAGCCCACAAGTTCAGATTTGTCAGGTACCAAGCACAAGTTTAGGAAACTGTACAATTAAATGGTTAAAACTAGAGGAAGGCGACACACGAACCCCGAATATTGAGCAATATAAATACCGAGGAATCGGCATGCGAGACTCAAACAATCCAAAAGATTACGTCTGGGATCTAGCACCAGAATATGTCGAAGACAATCTGGCCACAGATATTAAAATTTCTGAAATTACTGGTAAAGCAAACAATTATACCGATGGGAAAGTATCGGAGATTAATTCGCAGTTGACTGCTTCAATTAATGAAGTAGACACCACAGCTAAGGATGCTCAAACAAAAGCGAATGCTAATGCGACTGCTATAGATGAATTAGACAATAAGATCGATGAACGCATTAATGATACAGCTACTACCACATTAACAGTTACAAACGGGAATACCGGATCAGCAAAGCTTTATCGTGAAGGAAAAACAGTTTCTATATATTTTGTGGCTTTAAACGGAAGAAGCAGTGGTGGAAATGATTCAACGATACTAACAATTCCAGAAGGCTATCGGCCACCAATTAGTTTTGAGCAACTGGTTGGCTCGATAGACCGTTCTACTTTGAACAGTGCTCAGTTATCTATTGGTGCAGATGGAGCCATTAAATGGCGAAGAAACTCAAGTTATGGATCGGATTATACCTTTGCAATTACTTACACGATTTAGAAAAGCGTGAATCGATATGAAGGCAGCATATAGACCAATTGAACCTTACGGATTCGAGCAAATCATTGTGAATGATGAAGAACATTTACCGGAAGAATGCACAGAAGTCGAACCACCGATTCCAAATTGGAAACCGAAATTCAATTACTGGGAGGGAAATAAATGAAAAACATTTGGAAATATGGACGTACTGGCGGAGAGTACGCAGGAAAAGTATTGGACGACATGCTTGTATCCGTTCCTTACACAGATCAGCCACCGCTTGAAGGAATTCGTGCTGATGGCGAACCGTTAACAATCGCTGATCAAATGTTTGATCCTAAATTGAATCAATGGATTATTTTAGCGAACGCACTAGATCACAACGATTTAAACAATCTCAAAGCAATGTATGAGTCGTTAGAAAATGAGAACGGCGATTTAAAACAGATCAATGCCAAACTCATGCTAAGCGATGTAGCAATTAAACAGGAAAATACTGCATTGAAAGAAAAAGCGGATAGTTTAGCACAAATCAATTCAAAAATGATGCTTGCTTCGTTACAAAATAGCAAAGACATTTCAGAAATTAAAGAGCAACTAAATCCAGCTTCAAAGGGAGGTGAGTAGTATGTTTAGTTTTAGCGATGTGAAAATGATGTATGATTGGGGCTGTTTCACTAACGAACAAGTAATGGTTTTCGTTCCGTTGTGCATTACTGAAGAAAAAGCAGATAAAATCATTAGCAAAGAAGAGAGCGCATCTTAATTGATGTGCTTTTTATTTTGATTCAAGGAGTTGTCACATGATTAATTTAGGGGAATGGGGAGCGATAGCAGGATCAATAACCGCTATCGTTTCTTTGATTTTATTAGTAATAAAACCAATTACTGCATCTTTCTCGAAGATTACTGAGACTCTTTCAAAAGTAAGTCACAATTTAGATTTGCTGACTAAAGATTTAGAATCGAGCAAATCAGATCGATTGATGATTCATGAAGAACTAAAGAAACACGATGAAAGATTAGATACACATGCAGAAAAATTGGTAGAACACACGCAACAAATTAAAACTTTATTTAGGGAGAGAAGAAAATGAATAATAAAACGTTCGAAGTACTAAAATGGTTCGCACTGGTAATTATTCCCGCACTAGCTACTTTCGTGGGGTTAGTTGGTAAAGCGCTCAATTGGCAGTACACAGATATCTGTGTTGTCATCATTACTGGTTTTGGCGCGTTTTTAGGGAGTGTGTTGGGTGTATCAAATCGAACCTACAAAATGTTCTCGGCTGAAAGCGAAGAAGGAGGAAACAAATGAAAAAGAAAATTACTATTACTGCGATGAGCCTGTTAACGGCTCTTTTTTTATTACCCATTAATACGTTTGCTTATACTATTAATGACGAGTATAATTTAGCGCCGAATCAAGGAGACTCCAGATTAGCAATTCCTAACAAAATTATTTTGCACGAAACTGGAATAGATGCACCAGCAAGAAACGTAGCCGCCAACATGAAAAATAATTATAACGGAAGCAATTCTTATACTACAGATGTTATTGGTGACGGTGGGATTGTTTACCGTGTGGGTGAGCAAGGATATGTTTCGTGGGGAGCTGGTAACGCTAATCCTTATGCGCCTGTACAGATTGAATTACAGCGCACATATGATAAAGCATTGTTTGAAAAAAACTATCGAGCTTATATTGAATATACAAGAGATAGTGCAAAAAAATATGGAATTCCATTGACTCTTGATCAAGGAACTTCTTTATTTACAAAAGGAATCATTTCTCATTTGTGGGTGACAAATTATGTTTGGGGGAACCACACAGATCCATATGGTTACTTATCGCAAATGGGAGTTAGCAAAGAAAAGCTTGCTTATGATTTAGCTCATGGATTTACCGATGAAAATCCAACAACTTCTGAAAACAAGCCTGTCATTGATCCAACACGAGCTGGTGCAGCTAATCCTACGCTGACAGATGGAACAAATCACGCCCACATTGATCAGTTTGGGGAAATCGAAAACGCAAACTTGCATGTGGCTGGATGGCACATTGCTAACTATAAATACGAGTATATTTTCATTATGGACTACAATACTGGGAAAGAATTAGCTCGAGTAAGAGCTGATGGAATTTATAGACCAGATGTAAACCAAGCTTATAATACTTCTGGAAATGTTGGTTATCATGTATCTTTCAATATGCGTAATTTTCCTAGTAAGAAAGTCTATGTAATGATGCGGGCAACGAATGATCCAGAGGGAAACACTAAAGGCGGTGCGCAAGATTTCCATGACAAACGTTGGTATTTAAATATTCCTAAACGATAAAAATAGCTCCTCGTTGAGGAGCAGTACATAACTATATTGACAACTATAAAAATTATTCGATAAAATAGTGATGTTATCGCATATCTTCACTATCACCCATAAATAGTCACACTCCAAGCTATGCGATAACAGGTTTGTTGCCACACATTCTACTGGTTGATTGTTTATGGCTTTATGTGGCAACAACCAGTACCCTTAGCTCAGTTGGTCAGAGCAGACGGCTCATAACCGTCCGGTCGTAGGTTCGAGTCCTACAGGGTACATTAACGTAGCCATTTGAATCGTTCTGTGTTAGAATTTTTTTGAAGAGTATTATACAAGCTAAAGCTTTTCTTCATTGCCACTCAAATGAGTGGCTTTTTTATGTATCCTTTTATGGATTAATGAAAGGATGTTTCACATAGTTATACTTCTGTATATTTGAAAAGTTTTACTTTGATTTTTAAATAGAAAGACATTTGGGTTAAATTGTGAGATAATAATAAAGAAGAGTTTAAAGCGCACCCCAAACCACTTCCCCATAAGTGTGTTACGCTTTAAACTCTTTTATATTTGAAGCCATTAAAAAGCATACCATATTTTTGAAAAAAAGTGAGAAAAAAGGCTTACAATTGGAGTGGTAGTTAATTAGTGACTTATTTTTGATTTTATAGCACTGATACTATAAAATATAGATATCATCATATTACACAATCTTAATACTAACTTAAAAAATATCTCCTTTCACAAGTATGGTGATAAAATTCGTTCCGGGCTACCTTTTTAGGTAGCCTACTTTAATCTTTATACCTTTCTGGATCAACGAAAGTATACTTTATATAGTCATAACGCCGATGATCGCTACGTGCGTCCGGCACGTCAGTCATGAATCGGCTACACTAGACTAGACAGAAAAAATAAGGTGTGTAGAATAATAAAAAACACACTGGAGGATTTTTCATGTCAAGACGTCAACGAAGAACCTATTCAAAAGAATTCAAACAACAAATCGTCGATCTCTATCTCGCTGGTAAGCCTCGCGCAGAAATTATTCGAGAGTATGAGCTTACGCCTTCTTCTTTCGATAAATGGATGAAGCAAGCACAATCAACGGGCTCATTCAAAGAAAGAGACAACTTAACACCAGAACAAGCAGAATTGATCGCACTAAGAAAGAAAAATAAGCAACTCGAAATGGAGAATGATATTTTAAAGCAAGCGGCGCTGATATTCGGACGAAAAGACAAGTAATTGATGCCAACAAGCATAAATATTCCATATCAGCGATGTGCAAAATTCTAAATATTTCTCGTCAAACCTACTATTATCAAGCGAAACCGATCGAAAATGAGTCCGACTTAGAAGAGATCGTTCAGGAAGAGTTTATTCGAAACCGAAAGGCTTACGGTACCCGAAAATTGAAGAAGTGTTTAGCAAAGCGTGGGCTTCAACTCAGTCGGCGCCGAATCGGTCGAATCATGAAACGCCGCGGATTGACATCTACCTATACGATCGCTCATTTTAAAGGGCAACGAACAGCTTGTAATGAAGCGAAAACAGCGAATGTATTAGATCGGACCTTTACACAAGAACAGCCATTGGAAGCCATCGTTACGGATCTTACTTATGTTCGCGTGGGGAAAAAGTGGCATTATATCTGCTTAATACTTGATTTGTTTAATCGAGAAATTATTGGTTATTCCTGTGGTGAGAAGAAAGATGCCTCATTGGTAAAAGAAGCCTTTGGACGGATACCGTATTCTTTAACAGACGTCAAGCTTTTTCATACAGACCGGGGAAAGGAATTTGATAACCAAACCATTCATGAGATTCTGAATGGTTTTGGAATTACTCGTTCATTGAGTAGGAAGGGTTGTCCGTATGATAATGCCGTTGTGGAATCAACCTATAAATCTGTCAAAGTAGAATTCGTGCATCAATACCAATTTGAGACACTGGCACAGCTACGTCTAGAATTGTTTGATTATGTGCATTGGTGGAACTATCTACGCTTACATGGCACGTTGGCGTATGAAACACCGATCCAAATTCGACAACAGAGATTGGCGAAGCGAATCCTTGATAATGAGCGCGGATCTGATACCTCTGGAGAGGCAGCGTAATTGAATGATTGTGCTTCTGCCGGAGAAAATCAGATCCGAGGATGCTCATTGTCAAGGGCAATCGTAGCCATAACACCGCAGCATTCACAACACCTTATAATTTTTGTCAAAAAAAGTGTTGCCATTCCACTTTTTTAAATATGCGTTCTCTGCTCTTAAACGAATAACTTCTTCTTCAAGAGACTCATCTTTAAGTTTTTTAGGAATGTTTAGCTTGGAATTCATACTAATTTTTCTGCCCCTTTTTTGGCTCTCAAGTGAAGAAGCACCGCCTTCTTCATATTGCTCTATCCATTTACTTAGAGTTCTATTTGAACCGATATTAAATTTTTTAGCAGTTTCTTGGATAGAAAGACCATTTGTTTCCATATATTCTATAACATCAAGTTTAAATTTTGTAGTGTAGCTTTTGCCACCTCCAACCAAGCCTTCCCAACCATGATAGTTATAAATCCTTACCCAATGTCTAACCAGTGTACGATTTATTTGATATTTATGTGCAAGATATTTGTAGCCGCCTTCGTTATTTAAATAGTCTGAAACTACTTTTTTCTTAAAAACAAATGTATATTTCCGCAAAAAAAGCACCCCTTTTAATTAGATTTCTAGTCTAACTTTTGGGGTGCACATCATTTTTGAGGGGAAGTACATATAGTTGTTGATATAGTTGCTAATATTGTTAGCTAATTTGTTAGTAAAACTGTATACGAATTTAGATAGTAAAAAAACAGTTTGTTCCTTATATAGAGGCACTTTTACTACTGATTAAATGTCAGATATGCTTACAAATATACTTATAAATATGCTTACAAAATTAGCTAATATTTCCGTTGACAAAGCTTTGTTACTATTGTTAAACTAAATTGACTAGCAAAAGTGAAACATAAATTTATTAAATAAATGTAAAAATTAGGAGAAATCAATGTCTTATAGAGTACAATTAATAATTTCAGAAGATGTAGAAAGTCAGCAATTTGGCACTAATGTTATTAATAAAGTAATTAATCCAGCTCTTTCTATTAATGCGCCTTTAATTCCTACTGCTTTATCATTTTCTGTAACAGCTGTGGTGTCTGAGATAGAGGATACAGAAAAGATAAAAATAGTAGAAATTGAAGTTTTAAACAAGAATGAAAAACAAATTTTTTCTACGGGTGAAGTATCGGTAAGCTTGCCTCCTCAAGTTAACGATATAAACTTTAATATAAACGCCAGAAATGTCTTGGTTGAAGAAGCAGGAGAGCATTATGCTGTTGTTAAATTTAATGGAACTGAGATTGGAAGGCAAATCTTTGATATCAAGGTCAACAAACCAGTGGAAAAAAATTAAGGAGACGATACGGATGCTTGATATAGTACCATCAAATACACATCGGAGTGGTAGCTTAATAAATTTTGCTGCGATTTTTGCTTGCGCATCGGTAATTCTAGCATCTCCAGTTGTTGTGGATGCAAGTTCTACTCCGAAAACTAAAAATGATAATCAACTTGTAATTACTACAAAAAATGAGATTAACACAATTTCAAGTAATGATGGCAAAATTTTTGATGTGATAAATACGGTTTTAAAAAGAAAAGCTGAAATCAATATAAAATATGATGAAGATTTAAACTTGTATTTCTTTGTTATCAAAACAACATCTGAATTGTTTTCCTCAGATTACGATGTTTTGGATACTCTCGATAATGTATTATCTGACTATAAATATATGGGGAAATCTGTAGTAGCAACTTTGGGGGAATAAAATGTTTGACTTTAATGAATATTTATCTATTTCCAAACAAATTGAATCAGATGATAAATATAATTCTAAAGAATCTTATAGAAGAACTGCTGTTTCAAGAGCATACTACAGTGCTTTTAAAAAATCTGATGAGTATTTGAAAGAAAATTATGATATTATTTATAATGGAAGTAGCGGAAAAGGAAGCCACCAAACCGTTTGGAATTTGTTTTCAACAGTTAAGGAATTGAATACCTTAGGAATACATAATAGTGGGTATAGAATGTTAGAGAAAAGAAAATGTGCTGACTATATTCCTAATGAAACCATTACGAAAACAGATATGGCGCTGATGAATCGAGAAGCAGAAAAAATAATAAACAAACTCACCTAATGAATTTCAAGCGAGTTTGTTTGTTATTTTTTTATTTAATCTTTGTATCTTTCTGGATCAACGAAAGTATACTTTATATAGTCATAACGCCGATGATCGCTACGTGCGTCCGGCACGTCAGTCACGATATCAAACAAAAAAATATACGTCTTTCTTCATTCTAGTTTTTGCAGCAGGAATTTTGAAATAGTTCTTATTAGAATAGTAGAGATTGATTAATAAGCTATCTTCGATTGCTAAAAAGAAAACTTCTGAATTCCATACTTTATAAAAATCTTTGATAAATCTATTCAAAGGATCAAATTTAAACCATAATTGTGTTTTTCCTTCCATCAGCATAAAAGTTCACCTCAAAAAGAGTATACGAACTAATGTTCTTTTTGTAAACCTTAAAATAGATTTTCCTGAATACGTATTGACGATTCCTAAATGGTAAAAAATATCCCCTCAATTTTGAGGGGGAAGTACATAGATAAATCTAGTTTAATTATAGTTGTCGAACACTTACCCGATTACAATTTTAAATACGTTTTTGACTACGTTTTGAAATTTAGTTAGTACTAATATTTTATAACTAGAAGCAAAAATTAGGGTAAATCGCTAAAATATTCTAGTAATTTTCTTCTATTACCAGTCATATATAAATCCTGTACCTTCCTTATATCAACGATTAGAGGTTGTGAAGAAGCTGTCCTGCATCAAGTAATAAGAACGGCCAAACAAAAATAGCTTTTCCTATTTTTTCGTTTGATTGGGCTTATTACCGCAGATGCAAGCTTTTGAACACCGTTTGTTCGGAATAAGGGGCTGTGACAAGACTTTTGTCACAGCCCCTTATTGTTGTACTTTTAACCTACAATATTTTTTGATTCCCCCTGAGTACTATTTTTTATAAATGCTAGTAAATCAATCTTCTTTGGCCTTTTTTTGATAAAAAAAATACTAGATGTAAGATAAAAGTGTAAAAACGATTTGTTTTAGGAGGGGAAACGATGTGTACCGCAATCACTTATGCAACGAAAGACCATTATTTTGGAAGGAATTTTGATTATGAGATGTCTTATAATGAAGTGGTCACTATTACTCCAAGAAATTATCGTTTCGATTTTAGAAAGGTAAAAAATTTAGATAAACATTATGCAATGATAGGAATAGCAGCTGGGGTATCCAACTATCCACTCTATTATGAGGCTACAAATGAAAAAGGGTTGAGTATGGCAGGACTGAATTTTCCTGGCAATGCTGATTATAAAGAATTACAAGAAGGAAAAGATAACGTTGCACCATTTGAGTTTATTCCATGGATACTAGGGCAATGCTCAACCATAGACGAAGCTAAAGAATTATTGGCTACTATCAATCTAGTCAATATCGATTTTAGTGAAAAACTACCCTTGTCACCTTTACACTGGTTATTAGCTGATAAAGAAAAATCGATAGTAATTGAAAGTATGAAAGATGGACTTCATTTATATGATAATCCTGTCGGTGTGTTGACAAATAATCCGCCATTTGATTATCAATTATTTAATCTGAACAATTATCGCTCGCTATCAAATGGAACGAGAGTATAAAATATTTTGTGTAAATGAAAAAATCCATACAAAAAAGGAAGTCCCTTCTGTAGAATAAAGTTAACGACAACCAATTCACAGAAAAGAGGACTTCCCTATGAATGATTTTACTACAGAAATTGTGCAAACTCTAGTCACTAAAGGCGATTTAAATGAATTATTCCGTTCGCACTTAGAAAAAGCGATAAACACACTCCTACGGACTGAATTAACGGCTTTTTTAGATTACGAAAAATATGATCGCACTGGTTTTAATTCAGGTAATTCGAGAAACGGTTCTTACTTTCGATCAATCAAAACCGAATATGGTGAATTAACATTGGAAATACCTAGAGATCGTAATGGTGAGTTTAAACAACAAACTTTACCAGCCTACAAAAGAACAAACGATACATTGGAAACCACTATTATCCATTTATTCGAAAAAGGTGTTACGATGTCTGAAATTGCTGATTTGATCGAAAAAATGTACGGTCATCACTATACTCCACAAACCATGTCCAACATGACTAAAGTTCTGACTGAAGAAGTAAATGCCTTTAAATCCAGAGCCTTAAATGATAAGTATGTCGCTATTTTTATGGACGCTACTTACATTCCACTAAAACGTCAAACTGTATCCAAAGAAGCGATTTATATTGCCATTGGTATACGAGAAGACGGCACTAAAGAAGTACTGAGTTATGCGATTGCTCCAACTGAATCAACATACGTTTGGAATGAGCTGCTACAGGATATTAACTCCAGAGGAGTTCAAGAAGTCTTGCTTTTTATTACGGACGGCTTAAAAGGCATGAAAGATACTATCCATCAAATTTATCCTAAAGCAAAATATCAGCATTGTTGTATCCATGTATCTCGTAATATCGCTCATAAAGTACGTGTCAAAGACCGAAAAGAAATCTGTGATGACTTTAAGGCTGTTTATCAAGCTAACTCAAAAGAAGAAGCGAATACCTTCTTATCCGGCATGATTGAGAAATGGAAGAAAAACTATCCTAAAGTGACGCAGTCACTCATAGAAAACCAAGACTTATTAACTTTTTATGATTTTCCACCTAGCATTCGTAGAACCATTTACTCAACCAATCTAATCGAGTCTTTCAATAAGCAAATTAAAAGATACAGCCGTAGAAAAGAGCAGTTTCAAAATGAAGAATCACTAGAACGCTTTCTAGTCAGCATTTTTGATACATACAATCAAAAATTTCTAAACAGAAGCCATAAAGGTTTTCAACAGGTAACCGATACATTAGTTTCAATGTTTACTGAGTAA